AATCCACGCTGCCGAGCGGCTTCTATCTTTTCCGGCGTCCATGATTGCCGGATGCGCTCCGCAACTTCAGGACGGGTTGACGCCGATGGATACGCTTTCGGTTTTCCTTTCGTCGCTTCAGACATTCGCCGCCTGTGCGCTGCGGTGCGCGGGTACGTCGGGCGAACCTGAAGGAACTGAGCATGGCACGGCGAGCAACGCTTTACTTTTCGCGGAACTGGCGCACCACATTCGATGCACTTCAGCGTATTGTTCACTTGTCGTTTCATGGTTGAATGCTCCCTATGTTCAAGCACAATGTACCACAGGAGCAGGATGGAGTCAAGCCCTCAAGCCCAAAGACCTAATAGGAATCCCGTGGCGCGTGGCATTCGCCCTGCAAGCCGATGGCTGGTATCTGCGGCAGGACATTATCTGGCACAAGCCAAACCCCATGCCGGAAAGCGTGACTGACCGTTGTACGAAGGCGCATGAGTACATCTTCCTGCTGGCGAAGTCGCCGCGCTATTATTTCGACAACAAGGCTATCATGGAACCGGCGCAGTACGGCGAGCAACACGCCAACAAGGCGACATCTTGGGGAACAAACAGAAAGCATCCAAACAAGGCTAATGTGGCCGACTATGCTTTCAAAGGCGACAACCACACAACGAGCAAAATGGAAGACGGGTCGTATGGCCGCAACCGCCGCTCCGTCTGGACCGTGACTACCAAGCCCTACCGCGAGGCCCACTTTGCCACCTTCCCGCCCGACCTGATCCAGCCTTGCATCCGGGCTGGGTGTCCGCCTGCTGGAAAACGGTGCGACTGCGATGAGATCATTTCATCCCCAACCGGAAGCGGTGAGGTTAACGACCCATCAATGGAAACTGGCCGCGCTGGAATGAACCGCCCTCGGCGTGACGGAGAAGGAACACGGCCAATCACGAAAAGAGAGCAAAGATGGAACGCGGAAGAAATGAAGAAATCGGTTCACATTGCCGAAATGCGCGAAATTTGCGGGTCCGCATTCGACCACTATATACGAACCGACAAAAGCGGGGCGAGGCCGTTGCCAGAAAGCATACGAAAAGATTTTCTTTGTCGCGGGTGGATAACTGACGCTCCCCCTTGTTCACACCCCGTTGAACCCGCAGGCACGGTGCTGGACCCGTTCGGAGGCTCCGGCACGACTGGCGAGGTAGCCGCCTCCGAGGGGCGTAAGGCCATACTGATTGAGCTGAACCCGCAATATGTAAAACTGGCGCAAGGACGGGGAGGGCTGTTCTGTGCCTCGAACACTGTGATAACCGAAACGAGCAAGCAACGTGGCTTATCGTAAATCCATCCGCACGTTGAATAAAGAGCGCAAGCGCGAATGGTCGCGCCGGGCTGTCGCCGCCAAGGCCAGGAAGCAGCAGGGCACAAGCTCGATGAAGTACATTGGATGCACACGCGACGAGTTGCGCCAGTACATCGAAATGCAGTTTAAACCGGGAATGTCATGGGACAACTACGGGCGGTCGGGGCGCAGGGCTTGGCATGTTGATCACATTATTCCGCTTGCATCGTTCGACCTGTCCAAGGAGGAAGAGCGGCACAAGGCTTTCCATTACACCAACCTACAGCCGCTATGGGCCGTGGACAACATGAAGAAAGGCAACAGGATTGTGCCTAAAGCGTTCCAGCCCAACCTGTTATACCCCCTAGTAGGTTCTTAGCTGGCTGTTGGCGGCTTAACCCCAGCTTGCGATATTGTGAAAAAGTAAATTGTAAATGTTCCACCATTCACATAAAGGTGCAATAACATGACAAAGAAGAAAACGGCGGACAAACGGCGGCAGGAAATCATAACCGAAAAGCGCAAGGCGGCCCGAATCCAAACCCGCCCCGAGATCGAGATGCTGGCCGTTGACCGGCTGGTGCCCTATGCAAAGAACGCAAAGAAGCACGACGACCGGCAGGTCGCCGCCATTGCCGGAAGCATCCGCGAGTTCGGATTTACCAACCCGGTGCTGATCGACGGGCAGGACGGCATCATAGCCGGACACGGGCGCGTACTGGCGGCGCAGAAGTTGGGGCTTGCGTCGGTGCCGTGCATCCGGCTGGCGCACCTGACGGACGCCCAGCGGCGAGCGTACATCTTGGCCGACAACCGGCTGGCGGAAACGGGGGGCGGGTGGGATGCCGCGATGCTGGCGGCGGAGGTGGAGGCGATTGATTGGGCGGAGCTGGATGCGTTCAAGCTGGACGACTTGGATTTGGTGGAGGTGCTGAAGCAAATCGAGGAGCCGAGAGGAATATCGCTTGAAGATGACGCGAGCGAAACAGGAGACGAAAAACGCAAGGCATTGTTCTGTCCGAAATGCGGCTTTGCGTTTGAGGTGGCGCAATGAAAATATGCGCATACGTTCAAGGAGCATACGCCAAGCAGAATTATGCCAATGAGTGCATGGACACGCGGCAGTTTGTAGGGCTTCGAGTTATTATTGACGTGCTCGAACGGGCTGGGCGCAAGGTTGAATATGCGGGGTCGGCAACGGTGCATGAATACGAATGCGTCCTTGTGTCGCTAACTTCTGATTGTGATTGGTGGACGTTTATTTCCGAGCGCGTCAAGTGGCGCGCCGGAAAATACAAGGTAATAGTTGGTGGTGCTGGTGTGCTTAACGTGCGCCCGTTCTTGGAGTTTGCCGATTACTTTGTGCTTGGACGCGGCGAAGGCGTAATTATTCCGCTGCTGGACGAGATAGAGACAGGCAACCGTTGCGGAATAGATTCCGTTGTTCGGTCCTGCGAGTTTAGCGAGAATGCTTCATATTCGATTGCGCAGGCGGTGGAGCCGTATCCGCACGAGATAAGGCTAAGCGAAAACAGGAAGTTCAAAGAACGGTTTATTGGGTGCAATCACCGCTGTTTTTTTTGTGGATACACTTGGCATAGGAAATATATTGGAGATGGCGAATATAAAATGGATGATTCTTTGTTTGGCGGGTTTGAAGACAAAGAACGGGCCATGCTCGACATGTGCAAAGACTATTCGCGCATTAACTTTTCACTTTTGCGAACGACGGCAATCGACGGAATGAGCGAAAGATTGCGGTACAAAGTCAATAAGAGAATATCGCGCAAGCATGTAGTTGATTTCTTTGTTGCGGCGGCAAACTCTAAAGCCAAGCCTCACCAAATCAAGATATACAACATCGTTGGTTATCCGACAGAAACGGAAAGCGATTGGCAGGAATTTCTCGACTGCATAAGAGAGGCAGACGGCAATTTTTCAAAGAGGACACAATGGAGCATATTGCTACATTGCACCCCGTTTCGAGCAATGCCAGCAACGCCGTGTGCGACGTGGGCCATGAGCTACAAAAACTATAGGGGCGAAGTTGGACGAGTGCTTGGCAAGGGGTTGAAGGGAAATCTTATATACCAAGGTAGCGCATTTTGGGCGGTTGAGGGGATGGGGACTGACAGCTTGCCGTCTGTCATTAAGTCGGCAATCGCAATTCGCGGGACGGAAAAAGACTCAAAATCAGTGCGCCTGTTGTCGTGTTCGCGCAAATATGAGTCGCTTTCGTCAGCCGAAAAAACGGCAACGCTGGAAAATTATTTTGACGTAAAGGCATTGTTTGCCGAACACACTTCGGAAACATTGCCAACTAAATACCTGCGCACATATTGTGGATATTTAAGGAAACAGGCGTGATCTCTTTAACCTGTATTTTCTCCGCTTGTCCCAATACGGGGAGTTACAGCCGGGGCACTTCTTTGGCCGCGCTGGCGACCGAGGCCACCAGCGATGCCCGCAGCGGTTGCAGGTGCGCCAGCTCATGCCAGATTCCCGTATACCTCGCGGCGGGCCGCGATCCACAGGGACTCCCAATCACGATTTGCAACAAGCCCGGCGAGCAGCCCGGCGAGCGTGGCGCATCCGGGGTATTTGGCCTCAAGGGCGTTGGCGATGTCGTTGGCAGACTTGGCGCAGCCGACCGCGCTGGCCTCGTTACGGCTCCACATCTTGCAGGATGCGATGAGCAGACCGGCGCGGATGGCTTGGGGCTTGGTGATCGCGTCGGCGATGGTTTTGCGGGCTTCGGAGGTGATCTGTTTGCGTGTTGTCATTTTCGGTTTCCTTTTCTGGGGCTCTCTGCCCCTTGTCTTATCCTGCCCGCAATCTATCAGCATGCAGATATATTGTCAACCCCCAAAAGGGCGAAAAAAGTACGATTTTTTATAGGGAACAACCGCAGGCACTTACGTAAAAGAATATACGAAATGAAGGCTGCACAATGAGTCAATCTGAAGAATCAGCCCGCCGCGCCGTCCTAGCCGACGCCAAGCGGCAGCGGCACATAGAGGCCGGGCGCAAGATTGCCCGCGTCCAGCAGCATGAAGACCCGCCGCCCGAGGTATGCCGCAAGCGCAAGCGGCTGGAGGCCGACTTCCCTGCATGGCTTCGGTTCCACGGCGGGGAGGCGTTCGCGTACAAGTGGAGTCCCGACCATCTCGCTGTCCTCGCCAAGATCAAGGAGGCCATTGACAAGGGCGGGCACTTTGCGCTGGCGATGCCTCGGGGCCACGGCAAGACGACGATCCTCAAATGGTCACTGCTGTACGTCATGCTGACCGGGAAGCGGCGGTATGTCGTGGTGGTGGCCGCGACCGCTGAACTGGCCGGGGCCCTGACCGACTTTGTGCGGGCGCAACTAATCGAAAACCCTACCTTGCTGGAACACTACCCGCATGTTTGCCATTACGCCAAGGCCACGGAGGGCAAGGCCATCAAGGCAAAATACATGCTCCGGCGAGACTTCAAGCCGCTTGGGCTAGGCTGGGGCAAGGCCACGCTCATCCTGCCGACGCCGATGGGCCGGGACGCCCCCTATCCGTCTGACGGCGCGGTGCTTGAAGGCCACGGGCTGACGGGGGCGATCCGTGGCAAGTGGCGCGACGACAAGGCGGGGAAGGTTATGCGGCCGGACTTTGTTCTCCTCGACGATCCTCAGACGCGCGAATCGGCGGAGTCCCCCAGCCAATGCGCAATGAGGGAGCGAATCATCACCGGCGACGTGCTGGGGCTGGCCGGGCCCAGGAAGAAGATAGCGGCGGTCATGCCTTGCACCGTCATCCGCAAGGGTGATTTGGCGCACCGCTTCCTCGACCACGCCGTCCACCCCGAATGGCAGGGCATGACCTTTCAACTGGTCAAGAAGTGGCCGGACGCCCAGGACACGCTGTGGAAGGAGTACGCCGACATTCTCCGTGAGGGGCTTGGCAATGGGGAGGGTAGCGGGGCTGCAACGGCATACTACAAGAAAAATCGGGCGGCGATGGACGCCGGCGCGGAGGTGGCATGGGCGGCGCGGGTTCGGGACGGGGAAATATCAGCCATCCAGACGGCGGAGAACCTGCTGATTGAGTCGGGTTCGCAGTTTTGGGCGGAGTACCAGAACGAGCCGCAGGACGTGGCGTCTGGGCAGTACGAACTGACGATTGACCAGATCCTCGCCCACGCGACGGACCTCCCGCGCCTGCACCTGCCGGAGCGCAGCGCGGTACTGTGCGGGCACATCGACATCAACCGCGTCGGGCTCCACTGGGTCATGGCAGGCTTCGACCAGCAGATGACCGCCCACGTCGCGGCGTACAGCCGCTTCCCCCCGCACGGCGAACTATGGCCGGAGAACGCGCCGGAGCTTGTTATCGGCCAGGCAATCACGCGGGGGCTGACGGACCTGTGCAACGCCATCGCCGGAACCGCGTTCATTCGCGGCCAGTCCCGCATGACGCCAAGCCTTGTGCTGGTGGATGCCAGCTTCAACAGCGAAACCGTCCACCGCTTCTGCGAAAACTGGCGGGGGCCGTTCCGCGTCATGCCCGCCATCGGCCGTGCGGCGAGCCGCTACAGCTGGAACAAGTCAACAATCATCGGCCGCCCCATGGAGCAATGCCACAGGCAACGTCCGCAAAAGCGCATCTGCCCGTACGTCATGTTCAACGCCTGCTACTGGCGCGAGGTGGCCCAGCGGGCGTTCCTTGGCGCACCCGGCGAGGCGGGGGGCTGTACGCTGTTCAACGCGGGAAGCCCCCGCGCCCACGGGCCGTTTGCGGAACACGTGACGGCGGAGCGTCTGGCGGAGAAGTTCCCGTCGCCTGCCGGGGACATGGTGTGGAAGTGGAACCCGCCTACCGGGCACAACGACTGGGGGGACGCCTTGACGGGGGCGTACGTGGCGGCGGCGATGGAAGGTATCACAACCAGCGGGGCACCCGTAGAGACTGGCCTTCGCCGCCGGAAGGTCTACAGCGCATCGGACTTTAGGAAGTAGAAGGGACGCGACATGGAAGTAAACACGCGAAAAGTATGGCCGGTGGACTACCGGGGGGCGGTTGTAGGCGTTCCGATCATGTGCCCAAAGTGCGGGTGCAAGCGGGTGGGCGTGGTCCATGAGACGGACGTCAGGAGCGGGGTGAAGCGCCGCCTGCGGGAGTGCGGAAACTGCGGGAAGCGGTGGAGTGAATACCACGTTTTTGAGGACACGGCGGAGGCCGGGGGATGGAACATGCCGCCGACGTGCCGGTATTGCGGCGGGCTGGCCGCCACCCCGGTGGACAAATACGGGCGGGAGTCCGCGGACGGGAAGTATTGCTCCAAGGCGTGCGCGGATGCGGTACATGGATTCGACAACGCAATGGAAAGCGACGGGCGACACCGCCATGCCCCAGTTGAGTTTGACGCCATGCCAGCGCCGGATCATGCCGATGGGGCAGACGACGGCGCGTTGGAAAAGGTAAGGCTGGCCCTCGACGAAATGGACCGGGCCAGCGCGATTGACAAGCGGCTCCCCGACATTCTGCTGCGGATCAAGAACGGGGAAACGCAGGAGCAGGTGGCGAAACGGTGGGGGATGTCGCCGCCGAATGTCCGCGCATTGCTTAAGAAGTTTCGCGCAAGTAGCTGACGCGCAAAGACAAGCACGGTGCCAACCCCTGTTTCATTGCTGTTTTTGTGCCATAGGTAGAGAGGCGTCCCATCATCACCTCATACCGATTCACCTGGGCCATTAAGCTCGCGGATTAAACAACGGATGGACGAACGCCTCTCTGCTAATTATGGCAGAGACCGTCAACAAAGAGCCGGAAGAGGTCATTGAAGACCTCGTAAACCAGCCACGCAACGTCAGCACGGACGGCGGGAGCGTGACGAATATTAGCGTGCAGGACGCTATTGAGGCGGACAAGTACCTGCGGAAGAAGGCGGCAGGGTCCGTCAACTCTCGGGGAATGGGCGTTCGCCTTGGCATTCTGCGGGGGCCGGGTCACTTCTAATGGCCACCCAGCGCAAATCCGCCGCACCCCGCCGCAAGGCGGTCGCCCGCCGCGTGTTCGACGTGGACACCGCCGCCCGCAAGCGCATCGGGGTCAAGGCGTCATACGACAACGCCCGGTTCACAAACGAAAACGAGAAGCTGTGGCAGTTTGTTGATTCCCTTTCCGCCGCCGCCGCGAACACCCCGCAGGTCCGGCAGATCGTACGCAATCGCGCACGCTACGAAACGGCGAACAACTCCTACGCTGCGGGCATTGTTGAGACGCTTGCCAACGACACGGTTGGACCCGTTGTTCAGTTGCAGTTGGGCGACAGCGAGCGGGCGCAGGCGGTGGAGCGCGACTTCGAGCGGTGGGCCGCATCGGTTGGACTGTGGCAGAAGGTCCGCACAATGCGCCGCGCCAAGGCGGTTGACGGCGAAGCGTTCGCGCAGATGTTCACCAACCCGCTTGTTCCCGGCCCCGTCAAGCTGGACCTGCGCGTGGTGGAATGCGACCAGATTGAAAGCTGGTACGCCAACGTAACCCGCGAGGACGAAATCGACGGCATCCGGTTCGATCAGTACGGCAACCCCGCGCTGTACCGGATGTTGAAGTTCCACCCAGGCGACCACCGGGGGCTGTCGCAGTTGGCTGGCGACTGGATTCCCGCGAAGTTCATGCTCCACTACTTTCGCCCGACCCGCCCCGGACAGGTTCGCGGAATCTCCGAAATTCTCCCGGCCCTCGGGCTTTTCGGCCAGTTGCGCCGGTACACGGCGGCGGTCATCGAGGCGGCCCAGCGTGCGGCGGAAATCAGTGCTGTCATGCAGACCGACCTTCTGCCCGACCAGATCGCGGCGGAGTTGGCGGACCCGTTAACGACGATTGACATTGAACGCAACACCATCATGTCGCTGCCGGAGGGGTGGAAGCTGGCACAGTTGAAGTCGGAGCAGCCGACAACGACCTACGCCATGTTCAAGGCAGAAATCCTCAACGAAATCGCCCGCTCCATTAACATGCCGTACAACGTGGCGGCCTGCAATTCCAGCGGCTACAACTACGCGAGCGGGCGTCTGGACCACCAGACCTACGACCGCAGTATTGACGTGGAGCGGGGCGACCTGCGGATGGCGGTTCTTGACCGCATTCTTGCGTCGTGGATGGACGAATACGCGGCCCGCAAGGGGCTGACGGCGGACGACCGTGCGGAGTTCGCGGATCACGAATGGCACTTTGCCGGGCGAGGCCACGTTGACCCAAACAAGGAAGCGAACGCCGACAACGTTCGCTTTGTCAACGGCTCCCTGACAATGGCCGCCTACTACGCCAAGCAGGGCAAGGACTGGAAGCGCGAGAGTGCCCAGTTCATCCGCGAGCGCATTGCCGAAGAGTTGGAGTGGAACAAGGCCCGCGAGATCGCCGGGCTACCGCCCGCGCCGTACCCGAGGGGAATGCAACAGCAAAGTCCAGCGCCAGCCGACGCCGAACCCGAACAGCCCGAAGAAGGGGAAGAGCAATGAGCGAAGTCAAGACCATCGAAGCCGGACCCGAACGCAAGCCCATCCAGATGACTGGCGTTTGTTCCATCGAGGCCGCCGCCGCGCCGAAGGACGGCGAGGCCGCCGCGTTGCCAACAGTCAAGCTGGATGCCTACAACGGCGGCAAGATCGCGGTTGGGTGGTGGGGCGACATCGTTGTGGACCTTAAGGGCATGAAGGCGTCGGACGTGACGCCGATTCTCTACGGCCACTCCACCGGGAACATCGAAAGCATCATCGGCCAAACGTCCAAGGTCGAGATCGGTGACACGCTCAAGGCTGACGGCACAGTGATGAACACCGGGCGAACCGCCAAGCAGATGCTCGACCTGGCCCGCAACGGCTACCGCTTTCAGGTCAGCATGGGCGCGGACCCGATCCGCTACCGTGAGGTTGCCGAGGACGAAACCGTTGAAGTCAACGGCCAGAGCATCCAAGGCCCGTTCTCTCTGATTCTCGAAAGCGTTCTCAACGAAATTTCGATCTTGCCGCTAGGAGCGGACAAGTCAACGAGCGCGGCGATTGCCGCCGAACACAAACCCATAAACCAAAAGGAAACTCCAATGAGTGACCCCAAAGTGGATACCGCCGAAGCCATTCGCGCCAACGCGGTAGCCGAACAGAACCGCATTCTTGAGGTGCGGAAGTCGGCCGAGAGCCATCCCGAGATTGCGGCGAAGGCCGTGGCCGACGGTTGGACCAAGGCCCAGACCGAAGCCGCCGTCGCGCAAGCCGTGATCGCGGAGCAGAAAAAGGAAATCGAAGCCCTGAAGGTGCAAGCCGAGCGGCCCGCCGCCCCCTCCATCAAGGTGGGCAAGGAAGGCAAGCTGGACGCCGAGGCGATTGAATGCGCCACCGCGATCCGCGCCGGGCTCAAGGCTCCCGAAAAGGTCTACAGCGAAGAGACCATCGACGCCGCCAAGGGTGCCCGCATCCATTCGATGACGGATCTGGTTCGCGCCAGCCTCGCCGCCGAAGGCAAGAGCCTGGATGCCACCCGCCACGACACCCGCGAGTTCATTCGCGCCGCGTTTTCCACGCGCTCCATCGCCAACGTTCTGTCGAACGTCGCCAACAAGTTCATTCTTGAAGGCTACGGCGCGGTCGAGCAGGCGTGGCGTTCCGTGGCGAGCGTGCGTTCCGTGGTGGACTTCAAGGCCAACACCGGCGTGCGGCTGGTCATGTCGAACCTGCTCCAAGCCCTTTCGCCCAATGGCGAGATCAAGCACGGCGCGTTGAGCGACGAGACCCGCACCATCCAGGCCGACACCAAGGCGCTGATGCTGGCGATCACCCGCAAGGACATCATCAACGACGACCTCGGCGTCCTGTCTGACGTGCCGCGCAAGCTCGGCTTTGCCGCAGCCCGCACGTTCAACACGGACTTCTGGGCCGCGCTGGTGGCCGCGAATGCCGCGAACTTCCCGAGCAACAACAGCAACGGAAACTACATCAACGCCGCGCTCGGCCTTGCGGGTCTCCGCTCCGCCGTGCAGGCGTTCATGTCGCTGAAGGACAGCGACGGCAACCCCATCGGCGTGGATGCGTCGATGGTGCTGACCGGCCCCGCGCAGAGCGTGCTGGCCCGCGAGCTGTTCATCTCGACGAACCTGATCGGCGGCACGTCCAAGGACACCGCAGCCAATCCGTTCGCCGGACGCTACACGCCCGTTTCGACGAGCTACCTAACCGGAAATGCCTGGTACCTGGTGGCGAATCCGATGGGCCTGCCTCTCATGGAGGTTGCGTTCCTGAATGGACGCCAGGAGCCGGTTGTGGAATCCGCCGACGCGGACTTCAACACCCTCGGCGTGCAGATGCGCTGCGTCTACGACTACGGCGTGGCGTTCGCGGAGAAGAAGGCCGCCGTCTACTCGGCGGGTGGCTGATCGGAAACGGAGGGGCTGCCCTAACCCGGCAGCCTCGCCAAATCTATTAAACAAAAAGGAAACAACAACATGAGCGCAACGAAGAAATCCGAGGGGCTGCGGATCGACTACACCCCGTCCAGCGCGGTCGCCTCCGGCGACGTGGTGGTCATTGGCGACATCGTGGCTGTGGCCACGGAGCCGATTGCCGCGAACGTTTTGGGCGCGGTTGACGTCGAGGGTGTGTTCACCTTCCCGAAGGCCACGACCAGCGCGAGCGCGATCACGGCCGGTGCCAAGCTGTATTGGGACGCCAGCGGCGAGGTCGTTACTACCACCGCCGAGTCGAACAAGACGGTGGGCTACGCCGTCGCCGCCGCCGCAGCCGCCGCCGCGACGGTTGACGTCAAGCTGTCCCGCTAGGGATTGAGCCTATGGGGGGCGGGCGGCGGCATTGTATGGCCGCTTGCCCGCCCCTCCCTTGAGGCGGCGAGCCGTGAGCATTCCCAAAATCATCCACTTCTTCTGGACTGGTCCCGCAATGCCCGAATGGGCGGAGCGGAACATTCAGGAGTTCCGTCGGCTGAATCCCGACCACGAGATCAGGATTCACGGCGAGGAAGTGATTTTGCCGGAATACGGAGACGTCGCCGCACGCATTCGAGGCGCTGGCCGGGAATACATCGGCAAGCAAACCGCCGCCCCCAACCTGTCTGACCTTGGACGCTACTCCGCAATCGAGAGATTCGGCGGCTGGTATTTCGACACAGACATTTTTCCGTTTCGCCCCGTTGCAGAAATCGAGAGGGCGTGGTGCTTGGACGGATCAAAGCTGTTCCTTGCCCGCCAGCAAAACAAGGGAACAACCTACAATCACGGGGGCGAAGTCATTCGAGGCGACGTTGCCGCGGCGGTGTTGGGAATCGGAACTTGCCCGAAATCCAAAGTTGTCATGGCGACGTTGCGCGAAATGGTTTGCGCCACGACCTGCACCCACTTTGGAGCGTACGGCCCGATTGCCTGCTCCGACCTTGTAGCCGAAAGGCCGGACCTGGTTGAAGTCGCAAGCAAAGAGTGGTTTTTCGGCATTGGCCCGAACGTCGCATCCGACATCTACCGCCAAGCCATCCACGGGAACCTTGCCCCGGCCCGCCACTACTGCACGGACGGACAGACGCCCTACGCTATGCACCTGTGGGCGCACGGGTGGAGCCACAAGATCGACCTCACGCCACCTCCCAAACACCACGTTGCTCTGTGTGGGGCCGCCTTTGAAACCTACGGGAAGCCGAAAGAGATTGCAGCAAAGATTGAGGAATCATTGACAGCCGCAGGGTACTACGTCACCCGAGGCCAGCCTCCGCACGGGCACATGCCGAACGCCGTGGTTGTGTGGAACCACAAGGAACCGCAGGCCGCGGCGGCGATTGAATATGCCCAAAAGATTGGCGCACAGACGGCAATTCTTGAACTCGGTTTCTTAGACCGCATGGATCACGTTCAGGTGGATTCAGTTGGATTCTCCCACACAGCAAGCTGGCGGTCCTGCGTTCGCACCCGCCCACCTCTTTACGCGTTCTTCCGGCTATCCAGCGTTGCCCCAGTGCGCCAGCCCGTTCGCCACAAGCGCGACGGGTACGTGCTGGTTCTCGGGCAAGTGACCGGCGACAAGCAGCTCGACGAAAGCGAAATTCGCGGT